ATCTTCGCCAGCCACGGACACGGGGTAGCCCTGTCCATCACATACACAGCGTGGTGATGCGAGGCACAATCCCAAGGCTGCGCATCATGTGTTGCCATAGGTGTAGGCCATTCCGCTAACGGGATGTCTGCAACCAAAGCAGTAAGAGGCATACGTGCCCACATCGCTCCACCGTGAACGGTATCTTCTTCCTCGTCCTCCGCCTCGCAACCTGTGAAGATTACTTGGAAACTCAACGATCTGTTTGGCATACTTGTTACAGCTATGACCATCGCATGTAAAAATTCGCCGTGGTATTTCTCATGGTTATGAGTGTACTCACGACGAACCCATGCCTTAAAGTAAGGAATGTTGCTCTGTAAATATGGCATTTATATTAAAAGACCCCTTTAAATCCCATGCCTGAAACCTGCGCTCCGCCAACCTTGCCGCCTTTGACCTTGCCTCCAGCAGCCATGCCTTTGACTTTACCGCCCATCTTCATGCCTTTGACCTTGCCACCCATCTTCATGCCTTTGACTTTACCGCCAGCCTTGTAACCTTTTTTCTTCTTCGCCATTGTATCTCTCCTTTAAAAAATCCGGACTAATCCACCATTAGCTTTTTTATTCTTCCAACTTATACGCTTAGACGATTTCTTCTTCTTTGACGCAGAGGTACACTGAGCCATTGTGGGTCTACAAGCAGGATAACCCTTACGCTTCTCACCCTTCTGGCGACCACAAGACTTTCCAGTTTTGCAATCAACCCATCCTTTGCCCTCGTTCTGACCAAACCATTCCCGCAAAGAGTTCTTCTTAGCCATCAGAACGTCCTTGTGTGCTTACGCTTTGACTCTTCTACCTGACCACAACCCGCAGCAATAATACCACCGTCCGCGTAGCTATTACGAGCGGGACGTTTGGGGTTATCTATAGCAGATATCATCCCACCCGCAGCTTTCTTAGTAGAGTTTCCCCAGTTTTTTGCGCCCTTTTTTCGGCACTTTGACAGTGCCCCCGAAGCGTATGCGCTGGGCCAAACCTTGTAACGGCTCTTTACCTTGTGGTAACAAGCGTCTTTTTTTGCTGGCTTTTTCGCCATTAGTTCGTCCCTTCATGGGCGGGGTGGAGATTTGCTTGCTCATCTGAGTTCGACCCATCGCCATTAGACGCACTCCTTACAAGAAACTCTTGCCACATTGGTCGCAACATGCTGTGGTTCTCATCAACACGCCACTGTATAACAGCAACATCCGCTTTTAACTGGTAAAGTTGAAAAGACCCCCAAGCAACAAGGCTCATAGTTATTGCCGCGGCTATACTGTTGAAATCTAGCTTTAACATTTCCACCGCCTACGAGCTTGACGTAATCTTGAGTTCGGGTCCTTTGCCGCTTTAGGGAACTTCTTCATCTGTCCCGCAGAACGAGCACAGTAAGACTTGCGCCTTTTTGCATCCTTACTGCCTTTCTTAACCTTCCCCGTCACAGCCGTCTTGAGCTTAGAACCCGGATTATCTTTCCGGTATTTGGCAACACCTTTCTTTGTCATACCCGCCCCAGATTTAGTGGAGCGTTTATGACCGTCTTTTATAGTGTGGCCTTTCATCGTGCCTTTGGACTTAGTAGGCATGTGAACTTCCTATATTAGTAGAATAGTAAGTTCAGTACCCGAACCTGTTAAAGCAGAAACGTACACACCATTGGTAAAAAGCATACCAGACTCAGGGATGTATATCTCGTTCATACCAGTTGTAAACTTTTGAACCAGCATAGTAGCTCCTCCGTTTCCGTTGGTAAGAGTAAAAGACCCTGCGTTAGTTGCGTATATGTTTACTGCTTGAAGCCGTGATCTCGACGGCCCTATAAGAGCCGCCGCTGATCCTTGCACATGAGTATGCGCGGTTACGTCTGAGCCAGCCATATAACTACTCCTTAACCGAGTACCGCTGCGTGTACTGACTGAGCATAGTCAACAACCAGTGTTCCTACGCCGTTTCCTGTGTTTCCGCTTAAAAGACGAATACGCTTGGCATTTGTGCCAGTGTTATCCCAGTTGCCTACACGACCAGCATCTGCACCCGGAGTAGCCGAAATAAGACCTAACGTACCGCCTGCAACGCCTGTTGCAGTAGTAAGTGCCGTTGCAGTTGTTACTGTGCCGTCATCAAAACCCAAACCCGCAGTCGAAGCTGCACCGCTCCAGATGACTGTAACGTACAACCGAATAGCAAGAATGCGGCTATTTGCAGGAATAATAATTGTTGTTGCTGGCTCTGTAGAAGTAGCCGCTTGCGTCACACCCACCGCCTGAGACATAACGGTGTAACCAACATTAGCTATATTGGTCTGTACGTTAGTGCCTGTTGTATTGCGAATAGTGCCTGCCCGAATCGGACCTGAAAAAGTAGTCGTACCCATGTTATTCTCCTGTCTGGGTTAGTCAACCACACCATGTGGTTGTCAGGGATGGCCCAACCATACACGAGGTCCAGACAAAAAGAAAGGGCCTACCGAAGTAGGCCCTTAGTTGGGGAGCGTTTAAGCAACGCCGTAAATGCAACGAGGATCTGAGAATCCAAAGCTATAACGCTCACGAGCCTTATAACGCATATTGCCTGTGTCAAAGTCCGCTTCCATGTTGGTAGACAACGGGGTCCGCTCAAAGTGAATCATTCCACGAGGAGCATCTGTCATGACAAAGAACGCATCCGGATCAGTGAGAAAGTCGTTAACCGCATAACCGGAAGGCAACATACCCATTGAACGCATCGCGTTAGTGTCATTATCCGCAGTACCAGACCGAAGATTAGAAGCAAGAATCCGCTCTGCAATAAATTGCAACTGGCGAGGGATAATCATCTTCGTACCACGAAGTGCAACCTTCAAACCACGCTCGTCAACAAATCCTGCGATATTGATAAGAGCATCTTCAAGAGATGTCTCGTTCAAATCAGCAGCAACTGCCGGGATATTGGAGAAAGTTCCACCGTTTGTGAGAGGGTGGTTATTTGCACAAAGTGCAACACCATCTCCACCAGCAGTCGCACCACCTGTGAACGCAGTGTTCAATACAGATGCAGCTTTAACCTGCTTAGTGTGGGCCATTGAACGAGCGAGGGCGCGTGTGTAACGACTGCCAAGGCGGTCATACAAGTTGTCCTCAATAGCTTCCTCAGTGATTGAGAACGCTAGTGCAATGGTTTCGTGGTTGTAACGAGCAGTGTATGCTTCGTTAGCATCGTCAAAATTGACAGCAGCACCTTCCGACTTGGTCGGGGCTGCGCCAAATCCGGACAACATAACTTCCTCCTCAAACGCACGGTCTGAAGATTCTGTTGTGTAGATCTCGGCATGTTGGTTTTCGTACCTGTCGTACTCCATACCAAACAAAGCGTTGAGGCCCGGTTCTAGCTCTTTCGCTAGTTGTGCGCGTGAAATAGCCATTCTTTAGACCTCCTATACGCCAGTAGACGAAACAGTACCCGCAGCAATACCACCATTGGCGGAATTAAACGAGGTGTTTAGTCGTACTATTAAAGGGATACCAGCGACAGTAAAGTCCGCATTATCAGGATCGTCTTGAACCCCAATAATCCGCAACTTGTGAGCAGCGGTAGTTGCTACGGTATTCAAATCTGCTGTTGCAGAAGAAATACCTGTGACATCACTTCCAGCCGTAGCTGTCGCAAAGTTGATGTTTTTGAACACAGCAGCACGAACTTCAGCTTCTGTATCCCTTGCACCAACCACATTAGACGTTGCGATAGTGAAGGTTTGCATTGGGTTGTCATACACAAACGCAGTAATAGGATGGTTTGTATCTGCACCCGCAGCAGTTCCTTGCCAACTGGCAGAGAAAATTTTCTTACCGTCTGATGCGCGAACGAACTCGCAACCCCAGAACACACCAAGAAGACCAACGTTACCACCAGCCGCAGCTTGCGCCTCGGAAATAGTACCGCCAGCAATAGGTATCACGGGCGAACCCTGATACATTTTAGTATTGTTGTTAGACGCAATGCGGTACTGAGTTGCCCCAGTAGTGTTCGCACCCTGTCCAACAATGCCAATGGGTCTTAGCCCAAAAGCTCCATTAGAATTTGCCATTATAGCACCTCAAAGATTACTCGGAACCTCGTTTTGAGCCTCCGAAGGATACACGACTTTGCCGACTTTGTGTTATCGGCATCGAAGGATGTTGGTCCTTCATTAAATCCTGATCAACAGCAACCATTTGTTCGCGGGTCCGGGTCCCGTAATACTCGGCTCTTTCTCTGGCGGTCTCTTCAGGTATGCGACACAGCATTAACCCACCTTGTCCAATGATGCCTTCGTACTGACCTTCATCAATAACGGCGATATCATAGTCTGGATACTCGTCCTTACGAACAGGTTCCCATCCTTCCCGCAGCTTGGTGTTTACATTCATCTTGTCTTCTTCGCCGCGCATTGCGACTCGAATCCAACGATGTATGAAACCTTCTGGGGGATCAGGAGCATCAAGGCGACTGGGCGGTGCCCATGGTTTTCTACGCGCTTCTTTATCGCGGGTGGTACTCTTTCGAGAAGTTCTTGCATCATCAGCCATATTCTTAATCCTTCACATATTTAGCGTATTCTTCAAGAGGTACGCCTAACTTTTTCGCAATAGCAACTTGCGATGGAGAAAGTTTGACCGACCTGCGCCCTGTTTTTGCTGTACTGCGGGATGCTGAAGCAGCAGCAGCGGCGACCTGTGCTCCACCCGTTTTCTTAGGCGTCTGAAACTTATGAGGAAACTCCTCACGCATACGACGATCTACCTCACCATAGTACTCATCGCTCGTCGCGTCAAACCCTTGTTCCTCCGTTAGCTCCGTATGCAACGCAAACGCAGCCCCCGTCATAACTCTATCCTCACCAAACCATGAGTTTTTCTCAGCCCACTTAGCTGCTTTCTCATCAGGCTTTGGGGCCTGCTGTTGTGCTTGAGGAGCGGGGGTTGGCGCAGGCTGTTGAGCAGCCTGCTTCTGTCGCTGCGCTTGAACCTTAGCAGAGTTAACCTGCTGTTGTTCCACCGCTAAACTAGACATGGCTTGCTGCGCTTCAACTTGACCGTCAACGTTCCCTGCTTCGTAGGCTTCTTTTAAAGCTCTCTTCGCAGCTTCCGTTCTAGCCTTGAGACTACTATCACGTTCATTCAGAAAACCAGTGTCTAAATTCTGCATACGAGTCTTTAGGTTTTTGTTTTCTTCCAAAAGTTGTTGTGACAATCTTACCGCTTCTTCACGATCACGCTCTTCTTGTCGGTATTTTTCCGTCAACTTTTTTATACGTGACTGTACGTTCTTACTGTAAGACTCTAGCTCTTCATCAGCAGCAGGCTCTTCCGCCTCTTCTGTTTCAACTTTTACAGATTCCTCAGAAGACTCAGGCTCTTCAACGATTACCTCTATCTCTTCTGTTTCTACCTCTAGTTCTACCTTTTCCTCAGACATGCTGGACATCATCAGGCTCCAATATTGTAGCTATCACTTCATCATCATTGATGATGCGGACCTCCCCGCCATCAATCCTAAACCTAGAACCGGAATACCGACCAATGCATACCCATTGCCCCTCCTCACACCAAGGCTTTGCATCAGGCCCGAACTTGTCCGGGTCCTTATACGCCAAGGGTCCTAGCCTCATCACATACGCTACCACTGTAGCCACTGACTCGCGTTCCCTAATCTCATCCGGAATATGCAACCCACTCTTAGTCACAGCTTTGCCCTGATATGGCATAACTAAAACCCGCCAACCTGTCGGTTGCGGGAGACGTTCGAGTAGCGATTTTTCCAGAAGAGAAGGTTCTAACACCCGTGCTTGGGCATCTACATACGCAGTATCTAAAGGCGTAGACTCGGCGGTTGCCGACTCCTTGTCTTTATTCATTTTCTGCGCAACGTGGTCAGGAAGATATAAAGTCTTCGACATCGTCTACGTTTTTCTCCAGCAAGGACTTGATTTCTTCACGGGCAAAAGAGAGTCCTCGTATCTCTCCCACCGTCATCTTGTACTGCTCCCAGTCCTTTACAGAACCGTGAGAAAGAGCATCTCCTAGATCCTTTTGACGCTCTTCAATTCGCTTATACAGGTACTTTGCCCATTCGACAACGTCCATTATTAACCTTCCATTAACTCAAAGTGAGGTCCATCGATAAATGGTCTGCGCCCCTGAGATCGTCTTAAATCTATGTACGCATTCATAGCCTCTTCCATGGTTCCTTCCCAATTACGGATATCCCCCACAGACCAAGCGGCCCCCCACTTAACGGCTACACCACACTCAATCGCAGCAGCTTTCATAGCATCCGCTATTTCATCGTAAAGATTCAACTC